AATGGTATCAGATCTGGCTTCAAGCTACTTATACCAACGACTTTATAGCCAACACCAGCACCAAGAGGCAAAGAAAAATCACCGCGCAAACATATAAGATCAAGACCGAACTCATCATTAACCTTTCTAATGAACCTATATGTTTTTAAATGCTCTGCGCCCGTATCCATATAGATAAAATCAACGTTTTCTCTTCCGAATTTTTCAATCATTAATTTACATAGGTATGCGCTGGTTCTTCCACCACTAAAACTAACTACCTTTTTCATATCTTTACTCCATTAACACCTAGTTAAAATTTATTATTTTAATGTTTATTGTTATCCACTAACTCAATATCTCTAGTTCTATTAAGCTGCGAAAGTATTTTTTTCTTTAATGCTGACCGTGTTTCATTAGCTGCCGCCTTATTAGCTCCTCGTTTGAGTTGCTTCTCTAGCATCATTGTTATCATGTTCCATTCTTTGCGCGTCAATTTTGGCTGATTCATTCTGTTAACCTTTATTGTTTAAAAACTGTAAGTTTTGCACTTACTTTTAATATTCTGTGAGCTTTCGAAAAAACCATGTGCCCAGTAATCCTCAAACCCGCAATCTTTACATTTAGTCTCACACTCTAGCATGCGGCTATCTAGCGAGTCGGTAACAATGTATTCGTTAACCCCTGAGCATTTATTACATGAATCGTAAAAATGGTATTTTGTTGCCATATTAACCTCTATTGTTTTATTATTAACTCTCAAGCTCAACTATGCGCTCTGTGATTATCTTCACATCATCTTCTGACAATCTAATTTTCTCGTTAGTCTGTGAACAAAAACCATTAAGTGAGCACTTTAAATTAAATAGTTCATTACTCTTTTGTCTCATCTCTCTTAACTTTATCTCCGCTACTGCGATACCAAATCCCATATCTTTATGGAATTGTTTTTCTATTTCCATCCTATTATCATTATACATAAGCTCAACTTTTTATTTTCTAGCGTAACCACGCTGTACTGGTTGGTTTTTTGACTCTTCACGCTGCGTCATTTCTGCAACTTCTTGGACACTTAACTGCCCAAAACCACCGCTAACTTTAGATAGGTATATAGTTCCGTTTCCGTCATTGTGCCGATCTTTAGCTATAATCAACTCGGTAACGCCTTTTAGCTCTGTATCAGGGTCTAGCACTTCCTGGCGATGCACAAATAAAACCACATCAGCATCAGCTTCGATTGAGCTTGAATCTTTTAAGTCACTCATTACGGGCCTGCCGCCCTTGTCCATTGCTCTACTACCTTGCACTAGTAAAAGTATAGGCGTACCCATTTCTTTAGCCAAACTCTTTAGTGCTGAGGTAATTTCACCTATGGATATAGTTAAACTGGCAGCTCTTGGCATAGCCATCAGCCCTAGATAATCTACCACTATCAATCCTACATAACCATTTTTAGCAGCGTGCCTGCGAACTCTGGCTCTAATCTGACCGACAGAAAGTTTTGCGTCAGTATCGACAAATATTTTACTATTGTTAACGCTTCCCATGCCCTGAGTTAATCGCCCCCAATCTTCATCATTCAATCCCTTACCGCTTCTAATTTTTTTCGGGCAAACACCAGAAGCTTTAGAAATAAATCGCTCATAAACTTGCTTGTCGCTCATCTCCATAGAGAAAAACATACAGTTTTTTTGAGCTTTACCGCCAACATAATCCATTATTGTCTGAGCTAATAGCGTCTTGCCCATGCTGGGGCGCCCTGCAAGGACTATTAAGCCCTCCAAATCAAAACCTGATAGTCTTTCATCGAGTTCAGGTATTCCCGTCTCTAATCCGCTTATAGCGCCTCCGCTTTGTACTCGCTCATCAAGCTTGTTCAACCAGTTTTCACCAAAGTCAGATATATGATTTATTTCTTTTCCTGTGTCTTTTGACGTAATCGACTTTAAGTTTCGTTCAATCATTTCAATTAATTCTGATGGCTCCATGTTTTCGGAGTGCTGAATAGCTTGTTGGGCAGTGTTGATAATGTCCCTTGTTGTCGCTATCTTGTTTACAAGAGCAACGTGTACAAGTGTAAGCGCGATACTTGTTACTGCTCTCGGTAGTTCAGATATATAAAAATAACCGCCAGACATGCCCTCGTTACCGTCAGCCTTTAGTTTTTCAGTGACCGATATAGAATCGACTGTCAATTTATTTTCAACCATGGCCTTTATCGTTGTAAAGATAACCCTATTGCTTTGTAAGTAAAACGCTGATGGATCCATCATATCAAGAGCTTGTTTGCATACAGTGTGATTGCAATCAGTCAGCAGTGCCCCAAGTATAGATTTTTCAGCATTTAAGTTATTTGGCAGTTCATTTTGCATTAACATAGTCACCTTCAATTATTTTCAATAGTTTAGTTTTGTTTATCATAAAGTCGAAACTCATATTCCAACCTTCTTTGGTTCTACCCATTAGCCAATCACTTTTTTCTGCGTACTCAAAGAGGCCTTTCCAGTTTTTACTTTCATCTAAACCAAAGTCTTTTTTAAATTCTTTTACGCAAGCTATGATTGAGGACTTTCTTTTTTGCGTTATCTTCAACACTTGAGACAGTCCTGGGAAAACTTCGTTCCAATCGTCAGCTATCTGCTGACATAGTATGTTTATCTCTTTATTACTATTCTTACTATCACTATCACTATCACTCTTACTATCATTATCGGTAGATTTGGTGGCTTCTGGTGTTTTTACCTTACCATTTCTACCAGTGGTAGATTTGGTGTTATACCTGCTTTCAGCTATTAACCTGTTCTTTTCACAAAGGTTTTCATACTTTTCAGCATCTCTTGAGAACTGGTTTTTGAATGGTGAAAACGCAACCTTGGTTAGTGGGTCAAGGTTTAACTCTTCGCCTAACTGGTAACTTCTTATTGCTTTAAACAATAAACCCGCTTGCTCATTTGTTAAATCATCCAGCACATTAAGGCTGTCAAAATGTACAATAAATGACTTCCTTTCCTTACTCATATATAATTACCTTCTACTAATTAATTAAGCCGCTATGCAAAGCGGTTTTTTTATGTCTGCTATTTAGACTTAGCGTCATTGATCAAAACTAAATCAATCGCCTTACTAACATCTCTAGCTGCTAAAGCATTTATTTGCATCAAGCCAAGCCTCATAGCTGCCCTTGCTACCTTGCTAGAATCTGACTTTACTATTAAAGCTGTATCTTTAATTCTTAAAGCCTGTGTATCGCTGAATTGTATGCCTAACATTTTCATATATTATTCCTGTTTGTAAAAGACAATCGAAGTATTACATATACCTATAATACAGTAAAGTTATTTATATAAATAATTATATAAAGAATTATATTGACAGGTCAAATGATGCTTGTTAAGATTCGGTTCAGTTACAAAGCAACAACTAAACGAAATAAGGAATGAATATGGCAGATTTAAGTAAAGCAATAAACGATGCAGTTGAAGAAATGGGTAATGACGGAACTATACAAAAAATAATCAACGAAGCTGCAACAGGCATGATCAAAGACGCTGTAAAAAGTGCGTTCAATTATAACTCTCCGCTAAAAAAGAAAGTTGAAGCAGCAATCCAGGAATCTATACAAATAGATTTAGATCAAGTTGACTTTTCAAAGCACAACACAGCAATGATTCACTCTATATCTGAATCGTTTAAAAATGAAATGTTAGTTGGTCAAGTTACTAAAATGAAAGAAAAGATAGCTTCATTCTTTAGTGCTCCAGAAAAAGCAAGCTATACCGTTACTGAATTTACAAACGAATTATGCAAAAAAATTAAAGATGGTTGTACCAATGATTACGAAGAAGATACAACCGTCCATGTTTCTGTTGAAAAAGGTACTTGTGGATATGAATACAAGCTAAATATAGGCGATAGATATAGTAGTCGCGGTGATAGAGAGTGCATTCATATAGTCATAAGAGAGAATGAAAAGCGTCGTGATGATGCAGGAAAGATATTTATTGTTCATTCACCATCTATTGAGCTTGGTCACGGTGGCGGGATAGAGGGGTGGATTTACGGACTCTACTCTCATGGTGTAACTATCGTGGATTGCGAATCATTCGACATTGATAATTGCGATTTGACAGTGTGGAATGATGAAGATGAATACTACTAAATAGCCAGCACGTAGCGCTATTAATTTAGCGCTAGTAACTCAGTTAACAACTAAACGAAATAAGGATGAAGAATAATGCGATTAGATTACAATATGATTATAAAGATAATGCCGCTACCAATTAAGAAGTTGGCCGATAAGCCTGTGACAACAAAAAGGGGCCGTAGACTTGTGCAAATTAGTGAAGTAACAGTGAAAAGAGTACTTAGTTACTTGCCTACTGATAGTGAAGTTACTAGCGATTGGATAGCTAAAGCAGCCAAATTACACCCTGGTACAGTTTCAAGGGCATTAACGGCACTGATTAAAACTAATAAAGTTAAGAGAACCAAGCGCAACAAAGTTAATTACATATCAATTATAGGTAATAAAAATGCTCAATAAAAAAATGTTAGATATTATATTTAAAACGCCTGATTTTGAGCCGATAAGTTCACGCACAAGGGAAACTAAATGGTGCTCATCTGAGAGGGCGCTGGAAACAATGAGGCAGTCTTTAAAGTTTGGCGGTCTTTATATGCAAGAAATAATATCATCAACAAGCTATAGCCAGCCAAGCGTATCTAAAGCCATGAAAGTTTTAGAGTCTAATAACGAAGTAACAAGTAAACGCACAGCAAAAAACCAGCCTGTATTCTTTGAGTTAGTTGCGTAATGTTATCATTAAGACAAAAGCACGAATATGAGCAAGAGATTGAGCAGCTTAGAATTGATCTTTTAGCTTCAATGACTGAGTGCAAAAATCTGAATATACAAGTGTTATCGCTAAAGTCTAAAATTTTAAATTACGCACTCTCAGGTAAAGACTTGGCTATGGCTTTGATAGAGAAAAAGGTTAACGGTCTGGATATAAAATTAAGTCAAATATCGGAATACTCAGGAGTTAGCTACGCGAATGTAGCCAACACAGCTAATAGATTAAAAAATAAAAAGGGCAAATAATGAATAAGATTAAAGTAGGCGACAGGCTTCAACGGGTAAGTGGTGGTACACATAGGGGGCAAGTTGAAGGTGATTTAGTAACGGTAGCAGTCATACATGGTGATAACGTGAGTTTTATGGGTTATAATAGCTTGTATTTCTTACCTAACTACAAGTTAGTACAACCAAGATACCCCAATGCACCGCACAAGTGGGCTAAGGAAATCAAAGCATGGGCTGACGGTGCAAACATTCAGTATGAATCAGTACCAAGTGAATGGTATGGGGCTAGTAAACCATGCTGGGGTAATGATATTAATTACCGCGTTAAACCTGAAAAGTCTGACAAAGACATTCAAATTGAAAAGCTTGAACAACAAGCACGCGACTTAGCTAATGCGATTGCTAAGTTAAAGGCGCAGTAATGCAAGAGTTAAGAGCCTATCAAGAAATGCTAGGCTTACTTTTTTGACTCGTTATGTCTAGCTAAGCCATGTGAGCCAAAGTGAAATATGATTATGGCTGTTGTACCCATAATCATTAACGTACTAGTCGCTAACTTAAAATAAAATTCAGCTAGTTCCATATTCCACGGTGCAGATACACAGGTCATTAGAATAATCCCTAACTGTGTTTTAATCCATAGCTTCGCAATATCACGCCTAGACTTTGAGCGCTCTGTACTCTCGCCTAATGTAGCTTTAACAAAAGCCTGGACACTTGTTACAGTTTTGGCGTTTTGTTCCATTACCTCTTCGTCAGTGAGGTTTAAACCACCAACCCAGTTACCAACTTGAGTTAGCAAGCCTTTATCTTTATCTAAAATATTATCAGCCGCTTTTGGTGCTGAAGTAAAAAAACTGTACCAAGCCATATCCACAACCTTTTAAATTAATAATTATAACACAGTGTAAATAAACTTTAATTAATGTTGACTTGTAACGTGTATGCGTTACAATGTGGCAACTTAAATATAAGGGTATAACGTGACTAAGTTAATAGACTGTCCAGTATGCAAGAAGAAAAATCAACCGGTTCGCGATGATGCTAAAGTTTGCTGCTCATCGTGCAGGGTTAAACAATGGCGTAAAGCTAAAAAGGCATAAACCTTTTAAATAAGCGGCTCAGCTTGCTGTGTCCGACTTGATTTTGTTGTTATGTTACCGCCACTGAAAAGGATTGATAGAATGAAAGACACAACACTTTTAGATATTGCAGTAAAAATAAATAAAGTAGCAAAAAGCGATGGTGTTTATGCTGAGGTTAATTACAGCCCTGACCCAATCAGAAGTACACCAAGCCACATGAAATTATGGGACATAGAGTTAACTTATAATAACTACCATAGAGTGGAGAGATTTAATAATACTATGCCTATAGATCATTTCGAGGTTGACCGTATAGCAAGTATCTTATTGAAAGATTTATTTGCTGATTATTTTAACGCTAAGCTTGGTTTAGTAACATAACCTTGAGTTAATGTGCTGCGTGAGAGCGTAGCGAACGTAAGCAGTCACAATTTAACGTTTTGTTATGTGACGGCTTGATTGATAACTGGAGAATAAAATGGCAGGATTGACAGATTTAATTAAAAGTATTGGTGATGAAAATATAGATTTTCAATTGCTAAGCAAGTGCGCTAGTAGATACAAAGTAAACAAAAAGCATGGTGATCATGAAGTGACTTTTATCACTGCTAGCGACAAAGTAACAAGCGGCAAAGAGGCTATAATTGTGTGGGTAGATAAAGAGATTTTTGACGACAAACTTAACGAAATAAACAAAGACACATAACTTTTAAATAAGCGGCTCAGCTTGCTGTGTCCGACTTGATTTTGTTTTTATGCGGTAACTAATGGATAAATTTATGATTAAAAGAAAAGGGCAAATAGTCCCTAAGTATTTATGTAGAAGTATAGAAAAAAAAGCGCAGCATACGATTAAGTTCGGTTGTGACGTTGAGATTATAGGTAAATCAATAAAGGCACTAACAGAAGGCCATGTTATCTGCTTTCCTTGTATCGATGTATTAAAAAAGAAAAACAAGAAAACATGGAAGGGCGCTGTTGCTGATGGCCTGTCTATTACAGGGCTTAACGTTAACACTACAGTAATAAAAAGTAAGTACACATATAATTCTTGATTCAGAGGAAGGCATGCTTTGCTTTTCCTTTGTAATTTGTTGTTATATTGTCGTTTACACAGGAGTAGAAACGAATGGCTTATAATTATAAGGAACATGGCGCGATAAGGAGTGAGTGGTGTGCTGATTGTGGTGAAGTAATTGAATGTGACAAGTTCATTTAATACAGCAGAGTCCAAGCAGTATATGGAGCAAATGGTTTACTACTGGAATGATAAGGGCATTAATATTAAGTTCAAGGATAAATAATGGAATTTTTAAAAAAGTTAAATAGATTGAATAGTTTTTTAGTGGGTGTATTGCTGTCTACAGGTGTTATTTTTATGTTTTTGTCTGTGGATGAAGATAAAATTGTTATTGATTGTTCGCCAATCAAGGAGGTCAAAAAACCCAAAAAAACTGTAGTGGAAGGCAATGAAAATTGCGTTGAGAATGAGCTTTATAAATCCTGTGACTATAGAGTTTAGCTGGTCTTAATATGAATTCCAAAAGAAAGTGTAAGTCATGCGGGGATTATGTTCGCGTCTATGTAATCACCCCTAAAGGCGTATTTTGCAATATTGATAGTGCGGTTAAGTATTCGTATGCTAACAAGTCAAAAGGCGCTGATATTCAACGTAAGGAGCAAAAGAAAAAGGATACTGTACGCAAGAAAGAATTGTTAACTAGGTCGCAATGGTACAACTTATTGAAAACTCAAATACACCGATGGGTTGTCCATGTTAGAGATAAAGATAAGGGTTGTTATACTTGCGGCAAAACCGACCCATCAGTTAAGTATGATTGTGGACATAGGCATCATGCGGGGCGAGGTGGTGGGGACAGGCGTAGGTTTATAGAGGAGAATTTACACAAGCAATGTTCAGTTAATTGCAATCAGTACGGATCTGGTATGCCTGTTGAGTATGATAAAGCTTTAGATGTTGAATATGGTAAGGGTTTCGCTGCTAACTTGGCTTGTGTTGCTAACTACCCCACCTTGAAAGAGTTATTTCCAACTCATAATGATATTGAGTTGGAAATAATAAGGTATAAAAAACTAATTAAGGGTTGTTAGTTGCATTAATAACAATCGAAATAGCACCTTTTGATGGTGCTAATTAATTAAACGCTCGTTATCCTATGACGTTTTTCCATGTTCCTGCTGCCGTGGGTTTGTGGTCTGCTGTGCAAATAAACCCCACTTGGGTATTCGTTGAGAATGTTGCAATGCCATAGTTTAAATAAGTACCGCGCTTATAGTACCTACTATCAGTTGGGGTTCCAAACCTGACCCCGTGTATTTCACCGTTAAACAAGTTCATCCCCTGATTGCCGCCTAAGTCCCATACTAGCATTTCCATGTTTACTGTAGTGCCTCGAACGTTAGCCGCGCCAGTGTCGAAGAATTTATTGTTTGATAACTTAACATCACCTAAAACCCCAGTACTATCCAAAAAGAAAACTTGATAAGCAGGGGCTATCCCGTCTTCAAAAGCAAAGTAGTTACCATCAATTAAATGCGAACAACCTTCGTTTTTTATTATCTGTATCCCGTAAATAGTACCCGTGCCAGATAAGTTTTTAAAGGTATTTCCTTTAATGGTATTCTTAAGTGCTCCACCTTCAGGATTTGTATAAAGAATTATGCCGCCAGCCTGAATGGTATTTGTTTTAACTAAGGTTGAGTCAAATTCATTTCTAATAATTTCCATGTTTTCCAAGTAAGAGAGGATACCATGCTCGCGAAAGTCCTCAAGAGAATTATTCTCGACAGTTACTTGTGAGTTAAACTTCATACCTATATCTGGCGATTGAGTGTGGATACCCTTAGCCCCGCCTTCCAAATGATTTCCTCTGATGATGACTTTACCTGCGTTGATATTTGCTGGGACTTCCACGCCATGTATTATGATTGGTGATGATGGCCCTAGAGGCTCGTTGGTAGCCACCAAGCGCACAGTAAAATGGTTATTGATAACCTGTATGTTTTTAAATGTCTTGCCGATGTTTGAGACAAAGCCTTCTGATACATAGATGCCAGATATGGCACCATCTGAAGAACATTCTGTAACCAAAATATCTTCAGTTTTCTGGTCTTCGTCATTAGTCTGAACAGCGAACGCACGTTGGCCTGTTGGCATTGTGACATGAACATCCTTAACAACACAACCCATCACACCCAATATTGCAACGCCATTCATTTGTGGATCAGTCGCAACCGTATCATCGTCATTCCATATAACGGTGAATCCTTCCAGCTTAATGTCAGATATTGGCGCGTTAACACCTAGCCAATCTCTATTGCCTAAGTTATTACCTACGCCTGTGCTAGGTGCATAAGCAGTTATCTGTACGCCGAACCTTGTTGATACATTGTTTACAATAGAATTTTTAAGGAATGTTCTGTCTTTGCCTTGCCCTAATATCCCTGAATTAGATTGATCGATTAAGAAATCACGGATGTAATACAAGCCGTCACCGAATTCAATGTCGCATTGCGAATCACCGTTGCAACGACCTGCTCTGCGAATGTTCTGATCTAGATCGACACTTCCATCATTACCGTTGACTTCATTGAATATACCAAACCACTCGGGGTATGCGACACGTATAGAGCCTTTTAATTCAATATCACCATCACCTGGGAATATTTCTGTTCTGTGTGCGGTTACATTTCCGTTAAACGTGTATCTCGCTACGTTTGGATCTGGTGCAACTTGAGCCGTTGTATAAGTGCCTACCGGTGTAAATTCAACGTCAGAAATAATAGTCGTTGCAGTTGAAGCACTTGTTGCTCTGTCAATAACAATCTTCTTGCCTAACACGTCCATAAAAGGAATTGCGGCTTGAAAGTCTGCGTCTGTATCTACCCAGTTACTAACATTTATATTTTCACCGACACGCAACACTAAAGCCAAAGTAGGAACACCAGCAGACTGCATTATATTAAAAGTATTAGTTGTTACGCTTGACGTTAAAGCAACATCCCAAATTGCACCGCCACCGCTGCCAGTTGTGCGCTCTTTTAGGTTTATGACCTTGCCCACAGGGAAGTTTATAGTACAGTTAACCGCATCATCTAGCGTATCAAACTCATAAGCCTGCGATAGATCGTTAATTAAGATCTTGCTAGTCTCTTGCTCAACATCAAAGTCTAATTCTTTAGCCCACAAACCGCCACCTAAGCTAACGTCTGACGGTGTATCTACTACTATGTAACAGGTAAATAGATTGTCCCCCCCTGAAACATGCAAAGACTTACCAACAGGGAACACGCCCGTCATTTCGGCAACCGTTTGAAATGTATAAGCTTGTGACAGATCGTTAATTAAGATCTCTTCTAGGTTACTTGTTGACATACCCTCGGCAACTTCAGCACCGCCAAAAATTTGACTGCCGTTTTTATCTTGCAATGTCACCTTATATTCACCGCTGATGTAAATGTCACTAAACGTGCCAGTACTATCAGCTATAACAGGGTTGGCGTTAGGTGTGGGCGTTGAAAGCTGGTCGCTATACGTGTCTTTAGGTGTAACCCCATCAACAGCATAAAAGAATAACTTTGCGCCTGAACTTGGCTTAATGCCTGAACCTACATTGTAAAACGGTGCTATAAATCTTGAAGTCATTATTTATTTTCCTTGTCTAATTCTCTTATTTGTAAAAATGCGAGTGTTCTAGCTGCTTTCTCTAATGAGCTTTTACTCATTTTAGGGTTTTTAGCTTTTAGCGTTTCAATTTTCGTGTTTACAATGCCGTCAAGCGTTTTCTTTCTTTTTGCTAACTCCTTGCCTTTTTTCACCCCTGATATAGCTAAGGAACCAAAATTAACTTGACCACCACCAGCAAGATTACCTAGCCTTTCCATCGCATTAAAAAGCTTATTAAAAGTTCCACTAGGGTTCGTTGTGCCTGATGGCGCAATAGTCGCATCGCCCATAGTTTGCTGTAGGCGCTTTAGTTCAGCAAACTGTTTTTTACCTAGTAACTCTCGTAAAGCTTCAGGTCTATATGCTTTTATAGCTGAATTAAGTCGAGCGCCTGACATTTCTAGCGTATCTTTATTTACTGCTTGGCTCAATATATCACCTACTGCCTCGGCTTGTATTGATTGCCAAGCTTTTTTACTTGAATCTGTCGGGTTTTCAAGCAGTATTTTCTTAACCTTGCGAATATTGGTTACCGCCTTGTCTCCTTTAACGATTTTATTAATAACTGATTCGGGATCAACCTCAGGTGTGGCTGTACCACGTTTAAAGCTCGTTAATTTCTCTACAATATCCTTGGCTGAGAATTTACTTTTTTCTGCTGCAAAAGCATCCCTTGCTTGTTTAAATGCTGAGGTTCTGCTTTTTGCACCTAAAGCTTCTTTTGTTAAATCCATAGTGTAAACAGGGAGGTCACCAGTAACACCAAAAAAGCCACCATTTTTATCTTGTATAAACCTAGCGTCTTTGTTTTTAACTACTGGGAACCCATCCTTTTTCAATGACTCCCAGACTCTTGCAGCTTCTGGCGTTACTGACTCGTCAGATATAAAGTTTTTGGCTCCTCTTTTTTTTGCCTCATCAATCGCTGACAAGTAAAGCCCTCTTCCTTCTCCTTTACCTCTCTTTAATGTGTCTTTTATTGTTACCCCGCCAATAGTAAAGTCGTCACCGTTAAGGGTGCCAAAAAACTTCCCGTTGTCGCTTTCAATTTTAATGCCGTTATTTTTTAACTCTGTTATCTTGACAGGCAAAAGGGTTTTTTTAGCTCCCTCCTTAATCACTAGATTAACTTGCTCATCAAGCGCATTAACAACAATCTTAGCTGAACCAGTTTGATCTGCGCCAACAGCCTTGTTTAGCGCTTGTCTAAAATCCTCAGCGTTATTTAAAGTTAGTGGAGTTACTTCACCAGTAATAGTGATAGAGTCAGCGCCATCAGTCACCTTAAATTTGTTTCTTGATGATTGTTCTACACTGTCACCGACCAAGCCAAACTTGGCTAAAGCCGTGTTTATTGACTTCTCGACCTCTGGCGTTATTGGTCTGTTAACTATTATCTCATCAGCAATTTCAACGATGGATGAATTATTTAATGGTACAGCTTCACCAGTTGATTCTCCAGCTAGCTTATAAAGCTCATTAACTTCTTTTCGACCGAATTCTTTAATATCCAGTAATTCACCTTGTATTTGGAAGCCTTTATCTCTTGCTGTCTCTTCTGCAAGATCACCAGTAGCCTCAGTTAACCTAGCAGATCCGCCAAACTTATCAGTAAAGGCTTTTGATGCCGCTTTTAACTGCTCCTGCTGAGTGTCAGCAAATTGACGCGCCTGTATACCTTCTGGCGATACAGACTTTAATAACGTTTGCTCTGCATCACTTGCGCCAAAGTCACCAGTTGCCTGAGCCTTTGAAAGTTGTACGCCTTGACCTTCTGCCGCTCTTATTTTTTGTAGTGCTTCAGGAGTTAAATCTGCTTGTGTTGCTTTCTTTATTGTTTGCGTTGCTGTGTCCTTTGGAGCAAAAGGAGTGCGACCACTACCTAAATTTTTACTTGTAAATCCTTGCGGGTCAAAACTTTTCAATATTTGGTCAGGGTCAATTTTTGCATCTTTACGTAATACATCGCGAATAGATCTACCTGTTGCTTTTGAAACCTCAAAAGCCTTATCCAAAACACCAGCTGTAACAGTATCAATTGCAACCTGTGAAGCGTCAAACTCACCGCCAGAAAGCGCTTGTAATGCTTCGATTCCTGCGCTCGTAGCACCAGCAGAGCCGCCAACCTTTAAAGCTCCAGCTACACGCCCAACATGAGTAAAGGCAGCAGCTAGACCAAGCGCTTGCATGACATCTATTTGACTAAAGCCAGGTTTGTTCAATACCACCTTAACGCCTGTTTTGTTGTTAACTGCAATCAAATTGCCTTTAGGGTCTGACTGTATGCCGATATTATCAAAGTTACTTTGTAGTATCTGCGCCATTTCTTCAGGGTTCGTAGCAGTCAATAGGGCGGGTGTAATTGCTTTTGCTTTTAGATTGTCTTCACCAAACAATAAACCGCCTCCCCCCATCTCTGGTAGCTCCTTGGTCGCTTGTGTTTCTCTGTCTGAACCCGTAAAAAACTCACCAACAGAATCTAAAAAGCCTTTCTCTTGTTCTGGTTGCGCTATTGGTTCGACTTGTCCTGAAGCCAACCGATTAACACTAGGAATACCCATACTATCGCTATTAAGGTTAACATTTCCTTTTCCTTGTTTTAGTTCAAGTTCACGTAACCGTTTCGCTTTTCTTAGTCGGTCTAGCTCTTGCCTTTCATTAACCATGTTATTGCCCCATTTCTGCGCGTAATTGCTGCAACTCTATTTTTTCGGCTTCTGTCAATCCTGAGTTGCTAGATGTTGCAACAGGTGCTGCTGTTAGTTTAGCTCTAATCATAGAGTCAATCATTGATATTTTTGCCGCTCTCGCTTCTGGTAAGTCGTTTCTAGTTGGTATCAAATCGGTTAATATTTTTTGATCCCCTTCTGTAAACGTACCTTCACCAGCACCACGGAAAACATCTTTCATTAGCGGCAACATCATTGCCGTAGCCCCGTCTGCTATTTGCGCATTAGCAGTTAGCGCAGGAGTTAGAGCAATAAATGGACCTGTTACGGTATCGTCTAAAGATTTAGTTAGGTTACTCATAGCGTTATTGTAAACATTAAGGGTTTTAGAGCTTGAGCGTTCTTCGCCTAACTTAGCTACCTCAGCCCTGGCTTGTCCAACGGCAGATATTACAGCAGCATCAACAACAGGTTTTAATTTGAATTGAGCCGTTAATTTGCCCACTTCTTTGGCTTCAGTAATTACCTTTTCAACAGCTGCTATGGTTGGAGTTATTCCACTAGCTGCGATAGTTTGTATTGCTGACCCCATAGCGCCAGGGTCTAGTCTTGCCTTAATTCTTCTTGACTTGGTTTTATCTGCCTCTGAAAAATTAGCTATTAAGCTCTCAAAGCTTTTACCTTCTGCTGAACTACCGCCATCCAAAGGCTTTATCAACCCTACTTGTATAGAGGTATCTACCATGCTTTTTAACAATGCGTTTGCTTTATCTGGCTGTCCTGATTGAAAAAGATCTAAAACCTCTTGAGAGTCTTCAGGGTTGCCGCCTGAGTTACTGACCTCTTCAATTCTGCGATTTAAGAAGTTAACGCGAGAAGCATCATTAGGTAAGTTTTGAGCCTTTACCGCTGCATTAGCAGCCCTTTTGAACATATCTGTTTGCTTTTGATTCTCTCGTTCAGTATTAATATTAGACTGTGCAAATTTTTGATTGTCACTCATAGATTGCTGTTGCTGTTCTAGCTGCTGATCTCTTTGTTGTATCTGCCTAGCGTTCTGGAATTGATTTATAGCACCAGTAATATCTGGTACTAATTGAAACTGATTAGCTGTTACTAATGACATTTTATACCCCTAACCCTGCGTAATTTACCGATAAATAACCTTTGCTTTCTTTGACTAAGTGAGGTTTTATTTCTTTGACTTCGTTAGCTATAACTCCGTTATCTTCTCCAAATAAACCTAACTCGTTAGCTAATGAATTCCATCCCCACGTATACCAGTTAAAGCCGTTAGCTTCGCCAACTTTTTTAACGTCCTCTTTCAATCTTTTATCTGAAAACATTCCAGCAACCGTTCCGCCTAAGCTTAGTACGTTTTGATCTGCTTGTGCTATGGCTTGCTGCCCGCCAAGTATGCCAGAGGCTCTAGCTTCACCCTGCCTATTTAATCCCTGCTGTATATTTGCACTATTGGCTTGCCCGAACTGGCCTTGGTTAGCTGCTGAGTTTATTGCCCCTGAGCCTATAGCTTGTCTGCCTCCGAATTGTGTGGATGCAATATTGGAGCCTACAGATAACTCTCCTTGCCCCAGTTCAGAAGCGGCATTTTGACCGCTAGCTCTTAGGCTATCCAGTCGGTTGAATTGATTGTTAAAGTCCTGTGCAGCAAAACCAGCACCTTGTTTAATTAAAGCAGATCGAACATTGCCACCACCAAGGCCACCAATAACTGATGAGTTTCTAACTAGTGATTTTTCAGCACGCTCTCTTATAAACTTCTGGCCGGGACTTTCTGAAAATTGATTAAAAGCTTGCTGCTGCTGTTCTTGAGTACCCATACCAAGCAAAGCTTGTTGTTGCTCTAAAGCACTCACGCCAGCATTTGCAAAAGGTGATAACTGAGCTTGCTGCCCCGCCTTTGAATCTCTAAGTGAGCTTATTGCTTCTTCACTACCTAGCCCTAGCTGCTCTCTGTTAAACTGGTCTGCTAATGATAGGTTTTCAGTGGTAACGTCAAACTGTCTAGAGCTTTCATCTAGTCCAGCTTGTGCCGCATTTGCTTGTATGTCGCCAGCCTTGATAGCTGCCTCTTCTCCTGCTTCTGCCCCCGTAACGTCTTTAACTAGCCCGAATGAACCCACCGAAACAACCTTATTAACAATTTTACTCATATTAGTTTTTCAACCTCTTTTCTCGTTAAACCTAAATTCCATTGATCTAAAAAAACCCCATCTTTAAGGAAGCTTTTTCTATTTACTCCCTCGTCAATAAAGCCCATCTTTTTTGCTAAGTTATAAACCACCTTTCTGTGGCTTGGTATCTCTACAACTAATTTATTTACAAATAAAGGAGACTTTAAAAACAAGATGTATAACTCCGTTATCAATAGCCTAGAATAAATCCTATAAGGCTTTAACAGATAAGGGTGCATCTTTAGCGTTGTTAAATTGTAGTTCTCAAGCAACGCCATGCCAGCCAGTTCTCCATCAATAATAACATTTAGCCATAACGATGTTGAACTTAAATCAGGAAGATATTGTGACTTATCACTCATATCGTCCGAAAAACTTTCCCATACTTCATCCGAAGTCATAAAGTCTATTATTGATTTACTGTCTTTAGCATTAACAAATTTCATTAATTAATTATACTAAATAATAGTCTTGATAGCTAACTTAGCACCCTACCTGTGACAGTGAAGTACAAAGAGTTAAGCGCTGATGATTCAACCTGCAATGTTCCGCCCGCAGGTATCGCTTGATTAACAATACTTATACCTAAATCAGTCTCGCCCCATATCACCACTTTAAACGGCAATATAGGAGACAATAAACCAGTGGCGGATTTTATATACGCCTTATAGCTTGCGTTAATAGATGAGTTATTTGCAACCGTAAACGACTCAATGACAACGTTTTTATCTGATGGGGCAGAGTAAGCTACCTGTACAGTGTCAACGATAGTATTTAAAAAATTATCAGTTAATTGTTTAGTTGTCATTACCTTGCCTCGATAATAAATTCAGAGTCTAATTCTAAAGTTAAATTGTTATTACTCGAGTTATTAGCTACTTGGAATATAACGTAATCGCCAGCATTTAAAGTGACACCTGTTACAATAGTGAAAAAGGCAACGTCACGACCACCCACAAAAGCGTTTATCTGTCTATTTGCTGGGGGAAAGTCAATAAATGCTGATGCTGAATCGTCCCATTTTCTGAGCCTTATAGATGCCTCGTTACCTTGTGGTCCCTCTACTGAAAAGCTAGCTTGTAGTCTATACTCTACAGGAGTAAAACCCAAATGCCTTAAGGTTCCTGATGATGGGGCATCAAAGTGAGCTAAATCGCTAGGTGTCCATGTTGCGTTTAAGTCGTAAAATGTAGAGTTTGCAGCGATTACTGTTGGACTTTCCGCTGTCACTTTCTGCTTGCCGCCAACAAAAGTATTTAGCATTCCTATGTTTCCAACCCATGAGGACGATAAATCACTGGCTTGCATATTTGGCGTTAAGTTACTATCTAAAGCATTAAAAGATCCCGACCTAGATATTAAGCAGTCGGATAACTGAACCGTAGAAGCGTTAGGGAAATTAGATGGGGCAAAATCAAAGAATGAAGCAGAGGCGGGCAAATCTATATTTTGGTTGCTTCTAAATCTTGAGGCCATACTAAACCCAGCGCCAGCTTTAAATAAAGAGTAAGCACCGTCTGTTAAGTTTCGAACGATTGAAGTTTCTATAAAGTAACCGCCAACCCAGTTACCGGCCAAAGTCAACTCAGGAGATCCACCGAATCGACCCGTACCAGATTCTAAGCCTTGTCTGTAACCAGTAATCACACCTAAAGAGGTGCAATTGTTGTAGTTTATTCTTGTAAGCTCAAAAGCATTAAAGCCTGTCGAATCTGTTATATTGTAAACTTTAGACCCTGAACCTGTGACCTCTATAGCGCACCCCACACCCAAAATATTCCCTGAGCCGCCAGCGGGCGAGTTAAATAGCGTATAACCTACATCTGAACATTTTATTTTTGAAATGTCGAATGTTGTCCCTTTATAACTTAACCCTGTGGATGGTACGCTAATACTTAACCCTGTCCCTGTGAAGTCAACAGCCCCGTCTATAATGTAAACCTTTGTACTATCTATAACTCCGCCTAGTGTGGTTGCTAAGTTCCCTTGATTAACAATAATAGTACTTGTTAATTTATCGGTGTATAGCTCGTCAAAATTAGCGTTTATCTTTGTTGCGCCAGTAAAGAGAGTATCCCCTGCTTTCGCATCTGCTGCGCCTATCGTTATTGGTTGGTATGCCATTAAGCTATCACCTTATCAAATGTTAGTTTTGTGCTGTCGAGTGTAAAGCCTGAAGTGTCTATTGTGAACTCAGGTAATCCGTTAATTTGTCTTTGTAGGTGCTGAACTTGGGTGCTGAAGCCTGAATAATAAGCAGCGTTATCAATCTTTTGGGTGTTATTTTCTATGGCTTGTGCATTGCTCTCTATACCTGCGCTATCTAAGTTGGTGGCAGAGGTCAAAGACTCTAAAAATCTAACAAACCTTAATGTTGGCTCGCCTCTTTTGTCGAAAAAATCCTCTTTACGTCTTGGTACTATTACTTCAATGGCCATTATTGATCACCCAATTCAGGAGTTGCAGCGATTCGTATTAGATTAGCTTTTATAGGGTCTGTAACTGTGAACCGTATGGTTCTAGCGTTCGGGAATCTACCTTGCCTATTCCATACTGTTTCGTGTCCATACTCGCCAATTTTACCGATAAATCTTTTAAACTCATTAGAGAATGTCCTGCCTCCATCGTCTGAAAAATCCATCATGACAACAGGATTAGATCCTTGCCCTAGCGTTAAGCCGACACCTGCCTCAAAGTCTACCTCTAACTCACCAGCAAAAACCTTCATACCGTCTTGAGTCATTGGTTTCAAGGCTGCTTGTCGGAATATGGTGTCACCGTATTCCGTGTAAGTATTATCAACTATCTCGCCTATTCTACCGTCAACAGAGTCACCGCAAAATAAACGGCCATACGCCTTTATTATATTGTTTACTCTCCACGGTGCATCAGTAACACCCGTTTGAAACTCAAACCAGACAGGGCTACCAGCTAGTGCTGATGCTGTACTATTGTAAACAAACGTCTTACCTGGTATGCGTACCGAATTAAATGTGAATATAGCAAAAAACTGCCCTTTCTTTGAAAAAGTCATGGTGTAAGCGTTTGCTATTTCATATTGTGTAAACTTCTGTATAGCATTGTCTATAGCGTCTGTTGAAACTTTTACAGCTGATGAGCTTGAAGACTGTCGCCATATTGCTGATAGTTCATTCTCTCCACCACCAATAAACATATAGGTGTTGTCAAACTTAATGACCCCGTACTTGCTGTGAGCGCCTTTTTGCGTGAATGCTCCAGGTATAATTTGAAGCGGAAAGCCCACCCCGCCAACATTGCTAAATACTTCAGTTGTCTTTGAGCCGATTATTGAAAGCTCGTCATGATCTACAACTTGAGTAATGATTCTGTCGGGATCGCCTTCTGCGCTACCAAAGTCTAAAGCATCAAACACAAGAGGGCTGTTTAAATTGGATACGAATAGCTGCTTACCATCTGTCGTAGTGAATACAAAAAAGCCACGGTAAAAAGTGACCGTATCGGAAACTTGAAAATCAGGATCTACAATTTTTGTAATGGCATTTGTAACGTTATTAAATACAAAAGAATCCCCACCCGGTACAACGATAACCAATGACGTACCGTTATCAGCCATTGACACCCTGTTACTACCTGAAATTGTTCCGTGGCTTGTTACAACACCATAGGCATCAATTGACACTAGTGAGTTGCCTACCACAAAATAAGGCACTTCTTTCATAGTTCTAGCACCACGACACACACCAAGACCAACACTAGCAAACTGAGTTATCCCACTCGGTTGGATTAGCGCTCGGTTATTTAAAGCTTCACCTTGTGCGACTGTCGGTATCCAGTTAATGCAACGCTGAGAAGACAATGGGAGACTCTCGCTTTGATAAAAACCCAACGGTATTGGCAATGGTACTCTAGGCATTAGAAATTATCCGTTTTGTTACTAGGGAAAAATCTATTTCTGTTGTAGTCAGGACATTCATTGCCTGAGCCAACAGGGAGCGTATCAGGATAAGCTATTTCTGATAAATCCGTATTCGATGCCATGAGGATATCAAGCGTGCTTGTTGATAAAGCAAAAAGAGTAGCGCTAACAACCTTTTGATATGATGGGGCGAGCCTAACAGCTAAGTTATATTTGATTGCTCCAACAGCACTGCGATCTACCTTCATAGTGTCGTCACCGCTTAGTACTTCAGTATAGCCAACTATAATACCTATATCATCCCAGCCCGTGAGCATATCATTGCATCGTCTAATACCCGACTGGAGCTCGTCATTAGTTAAGGGTACTTCAGCAGTTTTTACCCCTATTTCCTCAAAAGCATCTTCGACCACTTCGCGTATTGTTGTCATAATTAACCCTTAATAAGTCCTTTAACTTCTAAACGTAAAGACTTGATGCTTTTAAAGTTATCAACCTCCACATTAAAGTGTTTCTTTGCATAATCTTCTAAGTCTTTTCTTTTCATGTTACTAATGTTTAGCTCACCGTTTAATCTATCACTAATACCAGCTAAAGCCTCGCCCAGCACTTGCACTTGAGTCGGGTCGTTTCCATCTATACCAAAATCAGATATCAAAACAAAATCTGCAGGAGACTCCGACCAGCCCATAGCTTTATGATTCTCAAAGTCGTCAGAATTAATTATTTTTGGTTCTTTGGTTTTGTGGTAAATCCACTGCTTAAACGTTTTAGCCATTACTTAGTCCTTTTGATTATTAGTTGAGTATAACATTAATCTAACAGAAACAAAAAAGGCTATCACAATGGATAGCCTTTTAAAATCAAACCAATTAACTACGAAGTAGTACGTACCGCGAAGTCAGGGTTTTGAGCCTTAACACCGTACAAAATATCAAAGCGATAAGTTGTTGTATCTGTGCCGATTGCGTATTGAGTAACAGTTCGAATAGAAACGTTATCAAAACTCTCGCGGCTAGCTTCTGCGCCCTGAGTAGGAAGGTCAAGAGGAGCCATAGCAAGTGTAATAGCGTTTTCATGGAATGCTAAGTTTTGCTTATGCTTTGAACCGCCTGAGCCAGTTTTAACAGTAATTGCTGCTCCGTCTGCTGGTGCTGCTGTAACTGTCTGGTATGGGCCGCTAGTAATCATAGGTGGCGAGATAGTCAAAGAAGCTGGACCTGTAGAGGCGCCTGATGCCGCGTCAGATTTAACAACGAAAGTTTGTAAATCACCTGTATCAACGCGGGTTCTTCGGTTTACAGAGTTAACGCCAGCAATAGTAATGACATCACCACCAAGCAAGATGCCGCCTGTTGAGTTTGTCCAACCGTCTGTAGCTAGAGACTGCTGCCATGCTGCACCGCTGTTAGCATAAGTAACGTTTTGAGAAGCACCGTTAACTAATGGAGTACCAGTAGCAACGCCCACAGTGTGAAGTTTAAGTGACTGGTTCTCATATAACATAAACTTACTGTAACGACCAATTGCCGCTTCTTCAATTGCTTTTTTAGCAATTTCTGAAGGGAAAACAGACTTCAAGCCATCAGCTAACGCTAATGAAGCATCTTCATCATAAAAAGCATTCCAGCGAACGTTCATTGGGGTACCAAGCTTTGATAATACTTTAGCTGCTGCACCAACTTCTAAAAAGGTAGAAGGGGCTGTACCAGGAGTACCAACGAAGTTACCAATCTGCTTGTATGAGTCAGCTAAAGAAGATTCTACTTGCTGTGCTAACTCAGCCATTGCTGGTTGAATATAGCGAGTATTAAAGTCTTCAATGCTTAACGTTAAATCTTTAGACGTAATGGCAAAGTGTACATGCTTACGTTGATCAAGAATTACGCTTGCTGCTACTTCTTCGATATCTTCCGCAGCACCTAAAGTGGCACCATCTGAAGAGGTGAACATTACAGGTCTACGGACACTGATAGTTTCACCGATTTTACGGAACTCTTTATCAAGCTGTCGATCTACTTTAGATGCAATTTGTAAGTTATTTAGAAACTCTTTAACTGCATGACGTGTAATTTTACTGGTTGTGATTAATGCGTTTGACATAATTTTATCCTTTAGACCTTAGCCGTTTTTCGCCATCCATTGTTCCATTGACATATCATCTTCGTTTACTTCTAAAGATGAGCCGCCAGAACCAAGAGGAGTTATCGGGTCGGGTGCTGCACTGGTTTTAGTTTCGGGTTTTGTAGATAGTTGTACTGATAGCTTTCCTAGCTCCATCATCGCCATTACTGGGGACATATTAGCTATTGCGTTGGCCTTTTCTGCGTTTTCTGGCGATCCTAAATGGTAAACCATTTCAGCACCAAGTTCAGATTGCATAATTGCATCAGCTACACCGGCAGGTAAGTTAGGAATTGAATTTTGTTTCTCTTCAAAGTCTGACTTTCCCAAAGCATTAACTCGACCATTATAGTCGGATTGTACTTTTTCGCCCGCTGTTCTTTGCTGTTCGGCTTTCGCATCTGCTGATTGTTTTGCTAAAACATCTTGAACACCTTGGTTAATATCATAATCTCGATTAGCTTTATTAAAAGCTTCCTCATCATAATCAATTTCAGGATCTTCAAGCGATGGTTTTTTTAAGGCTTCCTTATTATTGTTGGCCTCAAAAGCATCAACACGTTTTTGCAAGTCGTCAGCTCTGCGCTTTTCAGTGTACTTGTCCGCTGTTACTTTATCTATACGCTTTTGGAAACCGTCCTCTTTTGGCTTTTCAGCATCGGTTGAGTTGGCTTCGCTCGTATTTCCTACGGGGGCTGATTCCGTGTTCTGGCTCTCTGTTGTGGCTTGCTCTGTACCTTGATCAATAGGTCCTTGAACAAATGCGTCTAACGGGTCTACCTGTGCAGCTTGTGTATTTTCTGTTGGTTGATTCACGTGAACACCTTTCGGTTGATTTTAGCCCTATTTAAAGCAATAGGTTAGCTTGTGGTCAATTATACTAACAAATGGCGCAATACACAAACATGAGTGTTTAGATATAAAAAACCCACGATTAAGCGGGCTTTTCAGGCGATAAATCTTAGCTTTTACATTTGAGTTAGGTTGTTAGCTGTACTCAATGCTATCTGCTCCTGCTGTTGCTCCTGCTGTATTGCTTGACCAACTAGGTCTGCTGCTTGCTCAGAGTTAGGCCCCTCATCTAATGCTTGCTGACTCTCTGCTACAATATCGCGCTGCTTAACTATTAACGCTCTATCTGCTTCGCTTAATGGAATACCTAGTGATACTTGCTTTTCATAAGTTTCAAGTAGTACTTTATAAGCATCAACGGCTTCACCTTGAGCCTTAACCAATGTTTCTGCTGTCTTAGCGTCAGTGTTGCTAATATCAGCCATTAGCTTTTCAGTCTGCATAGCTATGTTATCTGTAATGGCTGTTTGCTGCGGGTCTGCTTGTTGCGGTTCATTCAAGCCTAACTCTTCAGCCTCTTCATCAGTTGGTTCAATAGTTCCGTTTTGAATCATTACCTTTCTAACTCGCTTAGTTAGCTCTTTAGTCTCAAGTATCGGTAAGTCTTTGGCTACTAAGTCCATAGCTAAAGCCTCAAATTGTGGCGATGATGATATTAGCTCTAGTATTTGCTTGGCCGATTCTTGTCGTTGAGTGGCGAATGCTGGGCCAGTCTCAGTTACTACGTCATATTTACCAATTGATAAATCGTTAACAAGTACTTTCTTGCCCGTCTGCTCATCAATAACCTCTTGGTTGACTGTGTTTATTTCAACGTTTTCAGTCTCCCCGTCTTGCTGCATTATGCGAACCTGCCTAGCTGTGTCGTATATACGTGGGATTAAGTCTACAAGTATCTCACCGCAATAATCTATAGACTTTGATAGATTGTCAGTGAATATAAATGACCCTCTATCACCTTGCTTCTCTTGCGCCTGAATAGCCTTGCCTGATTTTAGTTCAGGGTTAACGCCTATTGATGGAGGCTGCATCCCTGTTACATGGTATAAGTCCATACTACATTGTTGCAGTATTTGTAGGCTAGCTTGTTGTACTGCTGGGGCACCACCTCTGATTGGTGGACCACCACCTGTTTTAGTGTCGGGATTGTACGGCATAAAAGGGCTATTTTGAGTGGCAAAGTTTCTGTACTTGGACTCATGACCTTTGGCTTGTGCTGGGGTGTACCATAAGGGATCTTTAGGAGTTAGAGAATTAGTCTCGACTACCGAAGAGGTTTCATAATTGTAAATGCGGTTAGCGTCTTTAGCGAATCGCACAATACCCCTAGTGTAAGTCTGACCCTCAACATGGCTTTGTCGACCATACATCGGTATTAAAGGTATAAACTTACCAGCCCATGCTTTAGGTCCTTCTAATACACCAGCACCATCAAGTAAAAACATTTCAACTTTATGCGACTTTACTGATCGAGTTTTCTTTACTGTTAATCCTTGCGCCTTTAGCTCGTCCATAACGCTTGATTCTTCATCACTGTCTATTACTCGGCCGTCAGATAATAAAGCTATATTTCTAGTTACTGGTGTCTTAACCCAATACTCGGCAACTCTGACAGTGTCTTCTTTTGCCCAGCTTGAACACGATGAGTTGTTTAAGTCTTCTTGAGTCCAATTAGATAACACAGACTTAGGGAACCTTTCTTTATGCTCCTCCTTTGGCATATCAACAGTAACAAAGGCGAATGATGAATCTCTTTTATCGTACTCTATAGCAGAATCATCAAACCACAATGAGGTTGTAGCTGTATTCAAAGGTTTTATCTTGATATCCTGGTCAAAAGCATCATCATCACTAAACTCAGTAATAACACGCCAACCACCAAAGCCACCATTAACCACTTCATCGAAGGCAGTATCATAAGCATTACTAGCCTTACTATCAGCTTCGATATTTCTAATCAAACCGGTCATTGTCTTGGCTACATCTTCACTAGCCCCGCCTGACACTGGTCTAATCTTAATGTTAGTGCGGTTTTGACGTTGATCACCAATTAGTTGATCTACTGCACCAGCGACCCGGTTAATCGTAAACCTTGGTCGATTCTTTCGCTTTTCTTTTGCTCCATCATCCCACTGACCATCCTCAGTTTGTGCAAATTTAATATCTTCAACAGCTAACTTGCGCTGCGCCCGCTCTTTACTTTCTAACCGTTCAAACCGCTTAATAGCAGTAGCGTGTAGCTTTTCTTGTTTATTAGCCATTAGTTACCATTCCGAATCAAAGTTAATATCTTGTGTTGTTCCGTCTAGTATATCACCAAACGGGACAGCTTCGCGCCTCATCATGTAAGCGTATCGAATAGCATCCAGTAAATCATCCATAGTCTTTACTATTTTGCCTTTCTCATCCCTATGATGCTGAAGCACCTCGTCTAGTAAGTCTCTTAATCCTGCGAATACCTTAAACTTACCTTTACTCATTAAATCACGTATCTCATAAAGACCAGCCTCTACACCATTACCGCCATCTTCCCAAGTAGCGCGTTCGTCTAGCATTTCAAAACCTGCTTCTGAGTAGTATTGCATCTGCTGCTTACCTGAACCTTTTTCAGTCTGCAAACCGTCAAGGGGCCATGATGTAGGAATGCCAGCAGCCCAGCATTTGACTGCGCCCCAAGCCTCGTTAGGCGATGTTCTTCGCATCTTCTGAGCCTTAGTCACGTAGAATATATCACTGTCACGGTCCCAAACTAACTGAACATGCGCCTGTGGATGATCCCAACCAAAATCCATACCATTGATAACATAAAAATGCTTAGGTATAGGGAACGCATCACAAGTTAAGAATTCCTCGCTCAAGTCATAGATACGACCATGACCTAACATTGGAGTGCCTTTTGTCCTCATATCACGCTGATGAACAGGGAACGCCTCAATCAAGTCTTTCTTTACTGAATCTGACAAATGAGGCGCATCATTCCAACCCTTTTGCATAAACACCTGAGACTTGCCAGGGTTATCCATGAACTTTATAACCAATTCAGTACGGCCGTTTTCTGGTGTAAAAGTTAATATTCCCCTGCCACCTTTCCCACCTTCACCCGTTGCAGTTCTTGTCAATACTTGTGGGTATATAGTTTGATCTTTAGGTTCCTCATCAACGTGATACCAATCAACACTATCACCCATCAAAGCCGCTTGACCTTGTGAGTATGACCAAAATTGACACGTTGAAATAGTTCCAGAAGCGTGCTTAACCCTTACCTCTCTAAGTGCGCCAGAAGTTCCTGCCATTGACTTGTAATCAACTATATACTCCGGAGGAATTAACCCACCAAGCAATTTGCCATTACTTATTCTTCCAAACAATTCGTGCTGAAGTAGATCCCTTGTTTTTTCACCAGAATAACCAAGCAACCACGCCTTAATTCCTTTGTTGAATTTATAGCCCTTCCACTCTTCAGGGTAAAGACCAAGCAAATGAATAGCATCTATAAACGTACCAGTGTACGTCTTGCCAATACGGTTAGCAGCACATAGGCAAACTGCCGAAAAATCACTGGTGTTCGTGATAAACTCTTTCTGCCAGTCGTAAAGCCCGTCAAAAATGTACCTGTACCTGTAAACCTCTTTGCGTCGTTTCTTTTCTTCTAGTAGAGCTATAAGCTGCCTTTTATCATCACCCACGGACTAAACCCCTAAGTAAATTTGATAAATATTTCGGGTTAACACCAATTTCTTTAGCTAATGCCTTGTATGTGGTTTCTTTCTTTCTTTCTATTAACCCTTGGATATTTTCTTTTTTTATCTTTGTTTTTCCATTGTCGCCATCAAACAACTTAGTTACTGTCTGACCTAAAACCCTAAACGAATGCTTCTTGTTGTTTGACGCGGTTACCCATTCCAAATTGCTGACGTTGTTATTTAGTTTATCCCCGTCCTTATGGTTAACTTGAGGTAGGTTTTTAATGTTTGGTATGAATGCCAAAGCAACAAGGCGGTGAACAAATAACTTTTTAGACCTACCTGCCTTTGATAATTCAACCCTGTAATACCCTGAATTGTTTATTTGCTTTTTAAGGTAGCTATTAGTGTTTGTGTTTTTAACTTCCCCACCATCACTAACGTCATAACATAAATAATCTTGTATCTTCATTGCAATTCTCCAAATAAGTAGATTTTGCGGCACTAGGCTTCCCCTAATAACCCTTTAATTTTTTCATCTAAATCCTCATCACTCAGCTTATCAGGGCTCATTGATCCATCTGAACTAGTATGATCTACCTTGTCAGAGAATAAAGCCAAATGTTTACCGAGCAACTCAAAGCCTTTATAGGCGCTTTTAGGGTCTTCACCTGCTACTAGTGTATCTGTTAAGCTTTTGATGCCTTCCAGAACGTAACAGGCCGTTATCCCAGTGGATTCGCTGCGCTCAGCCATTGCTTGCTGGATAAGTAGGGCTATAGCAGGTTTTAGCAGGTTTTCACTACCTATTACCCGAGCCGTTTTAACTGAGTACCCCGCCCTTACTGCTGCTTGAGTGGCGTTCAAATCTACCAAATACTCTCTCCAGAACAATTCTTGCTTAGCACTTAACTTAGCCATAACTTATCCATACCTTAAACATAATATATAAACCATAAATGAAACATAAGCAGTTATAAAAACTGTACACCATGGGAATTTGCTTAATTTAATCACGCCAGCACACGGAACTTTTCAAAGTCATTTTGCTGGACATTACTAGACGAAAAATCAAGTCTAGCTTTCTTGCGCCATCTACCAACATAATCCAAATCATTAACAACCGTTTTATACTCAATGTACTGGCCGCCCGTGAATGTCTCCAACTCAGTAACAACAGTTACAGCAGGAATAGTAACGCCCGTTGTAATCTCTTTTGTTGAGCCTACTTCGGGTTGCAATATCAGCGTTGGCGTTGCTGCCGTTATACCGTATCCAAGATTAACCCGAATTATAGACCCTATCTCTTTATAGTTTAAATTCATTTTTAATTCACCCTAACTAAACAGGCCTATCAAGCCTGTAATAAAAGTTCCGTTACTATCTATCTTTATTACATCAAGATACAAAGCAACGTTGGCAAGTACTAACACCCACAATGAGACTTTGGTGTCTCTTACCTTGGCATTTCTCCACGCACTTCTAAAAGAATTATCATGCGCCTGTTGCGCCTCTTTTAAGTCACAAAGTTGGCATAGTAGATTATTAGTTATTACTTGCTCTTTAATTTGATTCTCTAGCCGCTCAATCATTTCAAAATGCTTTGGTGCTGCCTGTTTTTTTAGCTCGTCAATTTCTTTCATGCTTATTTCCAGTTCATAAAATCATGAAGGTATTTCTCTGGCGTTGCTTTACCTGGACCGTTCCAATTCTTCTTTAGGTACTCGGACATATCAAACAAGTCTGAAGGTAACGCCCCTGCTGCCATGAATAACTTTTGTCTAGCCATGAATACATTATAGCGCAAGTCATAAACTAATCTGTCAGACTCACTATTAAGAAGCCCCATCAATCTGGCATTCTTGTGTATGCTATCGCCAAAATTCCAAACGTCATCATGCGTCATTGGTTCCATCTGAATAACGCCTAATGCTGGGCCTTTAGTCTGTGCTATGTATTCACCGCCTGAACTCTCATGAGCAATAATCATTTGAATAGCTATAACAGCCTCTTCAGAATAACCCTTAGGTATTTCTTTCAGTGTTGGAATTATTACCAGTTCAGTTAATTGTTCTTTATTCATAACTTAAACCCTTATAATTGAGGCTAGACGGTATTAGCGTCTAGCCATCGCACTAGTTAAACTTTCTTGTAATATCGGCCTTTATAGCCAAAAGTATTTTACTAACATGGTCTGAGTCGCCTGCTAATATAGCGACAACTTCAGCGTCTTCCATATCAACATTTAATACATCAGTAAAAGTGCCGTTTTTATCAATCAATAACGGACGAGATCTCTTTCCAGCCGCCTCTGTTTCTGGTGTATACCAATAACTAACCTTGTAAGCAATAGCTTCTACATCACTCTCAACCGCATAGTCTGCTCTACCGTCAATTGATTCGCCAGAAGTTTGTGAAGACTCCGACCATTTACGCACAGAAACAAAAGCAAGCGGAAACTCACCTCCGAACTCATCCGTGACTTTCGAGAAAAAAGTTAACGCTGGTGTTTTCATATTCTTTTCGCCTTATTTATTTAAAGTTTAACCGATCAATCTTTGCGCTTCTGCTGCATCTTCGTTTAATCTGTCGATATTCACTACTGGTAAATCACTACCGTCAACATTACCCTTTTCAAGTAATTCTTCAACTCTAGTCGCTTCTTCTGATTGAAGCATTTCTTCAAGTACTGACTCTAGCCCGCTAATCTCGCAAACCTTCTCACCTACTCGGTATTGAATACATGGATCGCAATCAATATCTAAAGCGCTATCACCCCATATAGATGGAACATCTAGCCCATTATTATCAATAGCTCGCTTACCTTGAAACAACAAACCACTATTAGCAGCCAGCGAAACCATTTCATCGTATGAATCACAAAGCTCTACACGCTCTTTTAAATCAGCGTCTAATGCCATTATGTTAAACACGATATTTTCAATATCAAACTCTTGCATGCTACCTAGCATTATTTGATTAGAAAAAATACTTTCTACCCTAACTTTATTACTCATTAGTATCCCTTATGATTAAGTTAAATATTACTATAAATTAAATGCTCATGATGAACATCAACATCTTCTTTGCTACTTTTTTGAAACTCGTTCCTTTCCTCCAAGCACTTTTTGCAAATACCAACAACCCGAAAATCAATACCTGACTTATCTGGTAATAGCCCATAATGCCTGTTTCTTGCGGGTATCAAAAAAACCGCGCCAGTTATCGTGGGCGGTTTCTTTCTTCTGCAATCAACACACCAGACTTTTTTAGCCAGCACTCTTGGTTTAATAACTCGCTTGTTCATTAGGTACTTAGTGGTTGTGTTTTAACCATTATACACCTAGTCGCTATGTTGTTAAAGCTTCATCCATTCCCGAATAAAATCATCAACAAGCTTAACTCTTTCCTCTCTTACATTTGTCATTAATGAGTACCAGACGTCAGCAATACCGTAAGGGTATAAATGCTCTTGTCTTTCCTTGTTAGAGTAACCTATGCCATCAAACGCTAAATCGAAGCCCTTCATGTAAGGCTCGAATTGATCTTCGTATATCATTTATAAGCCTCTTTAATCGTGATTATGTTACTAAATCAAAATGACCGCAAACAGTGCGGCATCTTATTTTTAAGTTTTAGCAGGCTAAAGTATTTTCTGGCTCTATATCCCCAGCTATAAACTTTATCTGCTCTAAATGCCCTTCGTCTAATTCTTTATTTTCAATCATGCAATCCACGCACTTTCCAAAAGTATTGGCGCATATTCCATAATGGCTTTTGTGCGGGTAAAGCTTGTTACATTCATTACATCTAGTCATACCTACCTCTCCTATAAGACCTGCTAACAACCTAATTCAACGCGACAGTAAACTGCCTGTTAATTTTAAGGTTATACAGCATCATTAATCATTTTCTTAGGCGTAAGTATCAGCCTAAACAAACAACCTGAAGCGTAAAACTCTTTTTCTTTTGTGAGCGAGAATGCAGACATAACCTTTCGTTTGCCGTAAGTGTTAATAGTCACAGTACCGTCCGTGTTGTTCTCGTTGCGCGGTTTTGCTATTGCTGAGTAGACATTGCCTGGCACAAAGTCACTCTTCTTTTTTGCTGTCAAACATTTTAATTTTATATCCATTTTTACTGTCCTTAAATGCTCTATACCGTTAGGGAATATTATTGTTTTAAGTTGCACTACTTACACCTTATTAAAATATTATTTTTTTCTATTTCACAGTTAGCCCGCTCATGCTCTCTAGCGTGTTGTGAGAATACCCTACAGTCTTCAATGTTTGCGCTGTTAACATCGTCCTTAGTCGCTATGTGAGCACCTCCACCACTTATAGCCGCACTTGCTGCCGCTATAATTATCATGTTTGTATTGCTGCCTTTCTCTTCATCGCTCATGCTATCACCTAGCTATTAAGTATATAAATACAAGTATACAGCATAGCTAAACTGACACATAAAACAGCTATCAAAACAATGAGCGCCATATAGTTTGATTTTACAAATAAAATTAACTGCTTCATTTTTTAAACTTGTCACCGCAAGATTTACATAAACGCTTGCGGCCTCTTAACATGTAATATTGAAAGCCAATATAAATGTTACCACCGCAACCCTTAAAGCCATTACATTTCTTTCCACTTATGTGAGCCTTGGTGATAATCATAATTTAACCTTTATTAAAGTGGGTTTTATTTACCGTGAGGCCAGCCGCCTTGCTGTTGCGGTGCTTGTTGCTGCTGTGGTGGCTGGTATCCACCTTGATTATTAAAGCCGCCTTGTTGTTGTGGTGGTTGGTTTATGTGGGCTTGCTGTGGCGCTTGTTGCTGCTGGAATCCGCCTTGTGCTTGTTGTTCACCTGCTTTTTGTGGTGCTTGTCCATTTTCAACCCAAAACACTTTACCGTTGCCGAGTATGTTTCCTTTTACGCCTTGGTCTTTTTCTTCTTTGCTAACGTCTTGAGTAATCATTCCGCTGTTGCCGTACTGGTCTAACTCATCCATATTTACGAATATTGTAGCGTCTAAGTACTGTCCTTTCTGCCCCTGAAAAGCTCTTGTCATATCTATTTGTGAAAGGTTTATTTTTAACGCTAGTGCTATTTTAGCCATGTTCTTATCTCTCTATTGGTTAATAATTAATTGTAAAGTTTGGTAATTCGTTAATTGTTGCTAAGTGTATAACTGTCTTAGCATTTTTATCGCTAAGCTCGAACGTTCTCAGTACGTTATATATGTCCGTTTTAACTTTCTGTACGTGTTCTTTATTTGCTAGACGTGCGTTTTCTTTGTTGGTTTTATCTTGCTCTTGCGCCTTACCTAGCGCAGCTAATCTATCAACGGCTATTTTAGTTTGTTCAGCAGCATAAGCATCACGGTCGATAATTGCTTGTTTTTCACGTTCAGCAGTTAGGCGTAATTCTTCAGTAACTTTTGCCGCATGGTTCTCATCCATAATTAAAGCGTATTCGTGATCAATATCAAGCTGAACCTGAAACTCAATAGCAGCTACGCGCGCCTTTTCAGCATCTAAAATCTTTTTACGCTCAACAGTGTAATCATCAATTAAAACTTGAAACGGTGAGTTAGCATCACTTAGTCGTTCAATTATAGCAGCCGCTTGCGCCTCAACTTTAACGCCGTATGCTTTTTTATCAGCGACACGATGAGCGTTAACCTTTTTAATCAACCCTTGAATCTGAGCCGCTTTATCTTTTACGTATTTACGTTGTGGTGCGTCCTCCATATCAACATAAAGCCCATCGTACTTTTTACCCTCTGCTTCTAATTCAGTTAATGCGCTTTCAGTTGTTACACTCTCAAAAATTGCAATGCTCATTATATTAAGCTCCTTACTTGGTCTTTTATTTTGCCGGTTAAATTCGGATCATCAATTGTTGTTTGGTTGTTCTTTATTGCATCAACCCAAGAATTAACAGCCTCGCTAGTTTGTTGTATTTCGTAAGCTTCAGCATCTGCATCAGACATTGTTGCCTCAGTTGGTATAAAGAACGATTGAAAAGCAGCGTACTTGAGAGCGATAGACATAGCCTTATTTGTCGCCTTGTCGCCAGAGTCCATAGCTTCACCGATAGTTTGCACAGTGTGCTTACTACCATCTTTAGCTGATACAAAATCAAACTCAGCATCAACAGTCACATAAAATACTGTACCGCCACTCTTGGTTAGCTTTTCCGTAACCGTGCGATTTTTAATTCTAGGTAAAATTAACAGTTCATGTTTAGCAAGTAATGGAGCTAATGCGTTATACACTGCATCTATCCCTCTAAACTGCCAACCCTGAGATTTATTTTTAGAGTCTTTACCTATGCCGGTGCTAGCCATTTCACCAATTATTGCGGCTATTGATTTATAAACTTCCATTAAATGAATTCTCCGTTACATGATCCGAATTTGCGTCAGCTTCGTATTGCTCTGCTTCGGTCAAAAATTCAACCCCGTTAATAACTGTGTACTCGCACTTATCACACTGTAACCATGTACTTGTAATGCTATTAGTCTCAGTCATTGAGCTATTACACTCTGGGCATTCGCTTGGCTCGCTTTCGCTTTGGTCTTGATAGTTATTCATTTAGTTAACTCCTCGCTTTGTTTCGATAACACATACTAATGACTTTCATTTAACGCGTCAAGCTGTAATTGCAATTTATTTGATGTTTAATTAAATAACTTGCAAATCAAGTAGGGTTAATTTAGTATCTATTCAACTTAAACAATAAGGCATTAAAATGAACCTACCTCAGATAGTGAAAAAAGCAATGATCGACAACGATATAACAACAATGACAGAGTTAGCATATAAGGCGCGTACAACTCACTTCAAGGTTAGCGGATTCTTGAACGGTGATGAGAGCATTAAGCTTGTAGATTTAAAGTCCATACTTGATGTGCTTGGTTTAAAAGTTAAGTTTGTTGATAAAGGTGAATTATAATGAGCATACTAACTTACAGACCATCCGAGCTAATGAATACACGTTACAAAGCTAGTGAAGCTAAAAACACAGGTGATAACTTAACGCATTCAAATAGTAATCTACACTCTTCACACGGTGCAGCATTTCAAGCTGTTAGTAATATCAACTCTGACAATGAAATGATAAAAGCCTCTGCTGATGTTGACAGCATGGATTACTTCAATGAGCTACTAAAAGACTGCCACTAAACTCAACATTTATAATTAAAAGCCTCTTAACTGAGGTTTTTTTGTGTTCAATTTTAAGTATAAAAAAGGCCGCAATATTGCGGCCACTCATCTAAAAGGTTGCGTACACTTAATTAAATACTTCGCAACTTTCACTACATGAATTTGTATCAATCATTTTTGACCCCTTTATTCTTGCTTTTATCTCTGTACCTGTTGAGCCGTCAAACTTAGCTATTAAGCTTTCTAGCGATTGCTTGCCTCTGTACATGATAGATGATGCAGCTTTACCGTAAAGCTCCCAGTTTTTATTTTTACTAGTAAATAAATTGTCATTGTATTCTTTTATTTTTAAACTGACCTTTACACTTGGATTTAAAGGTGACTTGTAATGCTTTATACCTTTACTTTTCATGTAAGCTATCGTTCTGGTAGGAACTAACCTGACGCTTGCATCGCTAATGCTTTCTAGCCAGTTAATATATGATCCTGGCGAGTCTCTTTGTGACGCTGCAAGTTTTAAGTTTGATTTTTTAGGGCAAAATTCACAATTACCCGACCACTCATCTAAATCTAAATCAAATGGCGCTTTAGACCACCAACTCAAAACATCTTGTTTATCAAAGTCCGATATTTCCGCCATGTACTTAATGAAGGGTTTTGGTGTCAGTCTTTTTGGCTCGTCTTCACGTATACCTAACCACGTTTCATGATTATTTTTTCCGTAAACGTCATCACAGTATTTTTTAAACGGTCTAAGCTTCATGCGGTCAGTACAAAACATACCCCCAATATACGGAACACCATACTTTTCAATCATACCTTTAAATGGTATCAGATCTGGCTTCAAGCTACTTATACCAACGACTTTATAGCCAACACCAGCACCAAGAGGCAAAGAAAAATCACCGCGCAAACATATAAGA